CTGAGGGATAACGGCTGTGATCTAGGAATAGCAGACAGACCAATCTTTCACAATATTTTAGTTCACCATTTAAATCCAATCACAATTGAACAGATAACAAATCATGATCCAATTGTGTTTGATTTAAACAATCTCATATGTGTTAACTATGATACACATAACGCGATCCACTATGGTGATCTAAAAGCGCTTGCACCAACTAAACCAATAGAACGAAAACCAAACGATCAGACCCCATGGAAGTGAGATTGTTGAAGTAAATTTAAACGAAAGGAGGACTCTAAAATGGCACCAAAGAATGAGTCAATATTGTCATCAATGAAAAAGCTTCTTGGAATTGTTCCAGAGTATGAAGCATTTGATGACCAAATCCTTTTGTACATTAATACTGCATTCTCTGTATTGCACCAGTTGGGTGTTGGGCCAGAAGAAGGGTTCGAGATAGCAGACAAGAGTACGACTTGGGAAAAGATTGTATCTGCCCCTCGTCTTAATATGATTCAGACGTATGTCGGAATGAAAGTAAAACTTATGTTTGACCCTCCAGCCTCCTCATTTGCTTTAGATGCACTCAATAAGCAAATCACAGACTATGAGTGGAGAATAACAAGTGAGGTAGCATGTTATGGGCAGTGAGTATTACTTAGACTCAATTTCGCATTATGGGACCGTTGGAATGCATCATGGTGTTCGTAAGTATCAGTATAAAGATGGCTCCCTCACTCCAGCTGGTAGGGAACGATATGGTGTCGGACCAGCAAGAGACAAGAACGGTACTCCTTACCCAATTGAAGACAAAGTGCTTAAAAAAGGTACAAAGCTGAATTCGATTGAATATGCATATGGCCCGTCAGACTCAAAGAAAAAATGGAAGTACACTTATAATCCAGAAAATGAATGGGATTCAAAAGTGTATCGTGGAGCTTTTTCTGTTTACAAATCAAACTGGGGTCAATATCCACTTAAAGATGTAAGCTATGAAGTCACAAGAGATCTGAAAATGCCGAATAGTAAAGAACGATATGAAGCATTTAAGAAAGTATACGACGAGAATAAAAAGGTTGCAGTAAAAGATCTCAAAAATGTGCAAGGAAGGCTCAAAAACTATGGTTTCTCCGAGTACCAAAGTGAACGTGATAGAAAATCAGTATCGGTTGATCTTTCAAATCTTAAAACAGAGGATGACTATAAAGCGGCCTATGACGTATTTAACCATGCAATGGAAAATGTTAATGCGTTCAAGACCACAAAGAAGTATGCAAAGTTAATGGAAAAGAATTTTGATGCAATGGTTGATGACAACAATCAGGGTGTTTATAATGAGGCACAAGATCCAATAATCATTTTTAATCAAAAGGATCTGAAATGGCTCAATACTGACTTTAAAGTTCTTGATAATATGTATAAGAATTATACCGATGTCACGACAGAGCTTAATAAACAAGGAAAGATCATAAAGCTATGACAAAAGAAGAATTAAAAGAAAAGATTTCAAAAGATCTTGAGGATCATAAAGCTGAAAAGTTTTTTAGAATAAGTGACTACATGAACAAAGAAAACGAGTTGCATCGTTCTTTTGGATGCGATCTTTCAAGAGGCAGCGATTCATCTTCTGTAAAGTAATAAACAACTGGAATAAAAAGTATAACAAAGGAGGCGGAAAAATGCCAGAGTTAAATTTGGATGAATACCTCGCATTGAATGACGTCGAATTTACTACCGGGGAACTCAGCAAAGCCTCCGACGTTATTTCTCATTCTGGGATTCTTGGGATGCGCCACGGTATTCGTAGGTTTCAATACGAGGATGGTTCGCTCACGCCAGCCGGAAGAGAACGGTATGGTGTTGGGCCTGCAAGAGACGGTAAGGAATCAACTCCAAAGTCTAAACATGTAGACAAGGATGAACTGAAGAAACGTCAGGAAGCTGCTCAAAAAGCCAGAGATGCTAAAGCAGCTAAAAAAGAGCACGAGGAATACAGACAGGAAGCTCTCAGGTCTGGAGATCCAAAACGTATTAAAGAAGTAATGAAAGAATCCTCTTATCAGGAGATTAAAGATGCTCTTGATAGAGTGGATATTTATGAAAAGGTTAATGCAAAGATTCCACCTGAGCCAAGCACAATGGATAAGATCGACAAAATTGTATCCAATGCTAACACTATAAACAACTGGGTAACCACTGGGACAAACATTTGGAATAACTTTGCAAGGATCCATAATACAGTTAGCCAAGATGGTTCCGATCTTCCGATTATTGGACAGGATAATTCTAAGAACAGGACAGCTGATCAAAAGGCAGCAGCTCGGATCGATAAGCAGGAAAGAGCATTGGTAAAGAATGCAATCAAATCTGGTGATCCTCAGAAGATTCAGAGTGTATTGTCTAAGATGAATGCAACAGAACTTAATGATGCAAATACCATGCTCAAAAACAAAGAAGCCCTCAACATGACCATCAAAGATCAGAGTCCTGAGACCAAGAAGGCCAGGGAACAACTGAATGAGATAATCATGAAAGGTGACAATACTGCTCTTCTTGATACTTTGAGTTCGTATACATCTGATCAGCTTACCCAGGCGCAAAACAGATCGAACACCGTCAATAACCTTCAAAAGAGTGTCATGGTTCAGAAAGCAAGATCCATGCAGTCTAGTGGAAAGACATACGAGGAGATCGCGGAAGCATTAAATATTCCGAAAGGAAGTGTCGGGAACTTACTATTTGGCGGCTGAAAGGAGCAAATAAATGTCGAATAAGTTTATAGAAAAGACATATGAGAAACCAAAAAAGTTTACTTACATTGTAAAAACGGGTGATCCTAAAACTCTACTCAATGTAAGATCATCTCCAGAAGTTAAGCCTTCCAATGTTATTGGTTTTTTGCATTCTGGAGATAAAGTCGAAGCAACCACAAAACTTGATCGTTCAAATGAATTTACAGAGATCATGTTTTATAACGGAGACATAAGTGGTACCGCTTTTGTTATGACGTCGAAGCTGGAGTGATTCTATGCTTTCTAATACTGCAACTCCGAAGTATTACAAGCAATTCCGGGATGCAGTTATTAGAGGAGAGATTCCAGTCAATAGGAAGATTTCTCTAGAGATGAACCGCATCGACGGATTAATTGCTGATAAAAGATACTACTTTGATCAAAACGCTGTTGAGGGTTGGATTGCTTTTTGTGAAAGTGAAATGACTCTCGTTGATGGTTCCGACTTCTTCATGCTGGATAGCTTCAAACTCTGGGGAGAGGAAATCTTCGGATGGTTTTACTTCATAGAAAGATCCGTTTGGAACCCAAATGGTTTGGGGCAAGGACGTGGCTGCTATGAACAAAGAAAAGTAAAACAAAGGCTTGTCAATCGTCAGTACATCATAACTGGTAGAGGTTCTGCCAAGACGATGTACGATTCTTGCATTCAATTCTATAGTCTTGTAGTAGACACATCTACAACTGTTCAATGCACAACCGCTCCAACAATGGCTCAGGCGGATGAGGTATTAGGACCGATTCGTACTGCCATTGCAAGAGCTCGTGGCCCACTTCTTAAGATGCTAACTCTTGGTTCTCTTCAGAACACCACTGGGTCGAAGAAAGATCGACAAAAGTTAGCAGCAACAAAGAAAGGTATTCAGAACTTCATAACGAATTCTTTACTCGAAATTCGCCCAATGTCGATTGATAAGCTTCAGGGTAGACGAGACAAAGTATCGACAGTCGATGAATGGCTTTCAGGAGAGATTCGTGAGAACCCGATCAATGCATTAGCGCAGGGAGCTTCAAAGAATACTAAGAACAATGGGTGGATCATTGTTGCTACAAGTTCTGAAGGAACCGTCCGAAATGGAATTGGTGACACGATCAAAATGGATCTCGAAAAGATTCTTAAAGGCGAAATCTATGATCCGCACACCTCGATCTGGTGGTATCAGCTAGATAACATTAAAGAAGTTGGTATGCCAGAGATGTGGTTAAAAGCTAATCCAAATATTGGAAAGACAGTTACCTGGGAGACATACGAACTGGAGAAAGAGCAAGCTGAGAATAGCCCAGCTGATCGCAATGATATTCTTGCAAAACGTTTTGGTTTGCCTATGGAAGGATACACTTACTTCTTCACATACGAAGAAACAAAGCCCTTCCGGCACCAAGATTACGACGGGATGCCTTGCTCTATGGGTTGCGACCTTTCAATGGGCGGCGACTTCTGTTCTTTCACGTTTATGTTCCCGCTTCGTACTGGAGCTTTCGGAATAAAAACTTTGGACTTCATATCGGAATACACCCTTTCTAAACTACCTGCTGCAATGCGAGAGAAATACCAGCAGTTCATTGATGAGGGTTCTCTTGTTGTTCTAAATGGAACTGTTCTTGACATGATGGATGTCTACGATGTTCTGGACAGACATATCCAGGCTCATCAGTATGATATTCGATCTGTCGGTTACGATCCATACAACGCAAGAGAATTCATAGCAAGGTGGTGCTCTGAGAACGGAGAGTTCGGAGTAGAAAAAGTCATTCAGGGTGCAAAGACGGAATCTGTTCCTCTTACAGAATTGAAGAAGCTTGCCGAGCAACGGCTTTTGATATTCGATGAGCAACTGTTCTCTTACACAATGGGAAACTGTATTGTGCTTGAGGATACAAATGGAAACAAGAAACTGTACAAGAAGGCATATGAAGCAAAGATCGATGCTGTAGCAGCATTGATGGATGCCTTTGTTGCATACAAGTTGAATAAGGAGAGTTTTGAATAATGCCTTCAGTAATTCAACGTTTTCGATCAGGATGGAACGCCTTCTTAGGCAGAAATCCGACAAATGTAATAACTCGAGAAGGACCGGGAGTCGAGTATTACAGTTACGCTTACAGGCCGGATAGAGCAAGATTTTCCAGAGGAAATGAACGCTCTATTGTGGCCTCTATTTACAACCGTATAGCAATTGATGTCTCAGCGATTTCGTTTGAGCATGCCATGGTAGACGAGAATGGCGCATATACGGCTCCCGTCGATTCCGGTCTTAACAATTGTTTGAATATCAGTGCGAATACGGATCAGACAGGAAAAGCACTTTTGCAAGATTTGGTGCAATCTATGTTTGATGAGGGTTGTGTCGCTGTCGTCCCAACCGACACCGATTATGACCCAACTGAGCTTTCCGAGCGCTTTAATATATTAGAGCTTCGGGTTGGCCGTATTACGCAGTGGTATCCATCTGAGGTGATGGTTCATTTGTATAACGAGAGGACTGGACGCTATCAAGACGTCCGACTTCCCAAGTCTTCTGTGGCAATCATTGAAAATCCTTTCTATGCCACTATGAATGAACCAAACAGTACTCTGCAACGTCTAGTTCGTACCATCAATAAACTAGATGATCTAAACTCCCAAACTGCATCTGGAAAACTTGATCTGATTATTCAGCTTCCTTATGTCGTTCGATCCGAGCAGCGACGTATTGAAGCGAATCAGAGAAGGAAAGAACTGGAAAGCCAGTTAGCCGGTTCAAAGTACGGAGTGGCTTGGACGGATGGAACAGAGCACGTCACTCAGCTTAACCGATCCCTAGAGAATAATCTCTGGGAACAGGTTAAAGATCTTACAGCTCAACTGTATAACCAGCTTTACCTCACCCAAGCTGTTCTTGATGGTTCTGCAGATGAAACTGTAATGATCAACTATTATAACAATACAATTGCTCCAATATGCTCAGCGATTTGTGATGAGTTTAAACGGAAATTCTTGAGCAAAACAGCTCGGAGTCAGGGCCAGTCTGTTGTATTCTTTAGAGATCCGTTTAAACTTGTCCCAGTTGCTAAGCTTGCTGACATTGCTGATAAGTTCAGAAGGAATGAAATCATGACTTCTAACGAACTTAGAGCTGAGATCGGCTTCCGCCCGTCTAAATCCGAGAAGGCTGAAATCCTTGACAATCCGAATCTCAACCAAAGCAAAGAAGCGATCGATGCTCAAAATGGTGAGGCTGATGCATCTGGAGCAGAAGAAGAAATTAATAATATGATAGGAGGTAGTCAAGATGGCTGATTACGATTTTGCTGGATGGGCCACCAAAAATGACGTCCTCTGTAGCGATGGAACAACCATTAAGCCAGGATGCTTTGATGAGCAGGATGGAGAACGGGTCCCTCTGATATGGATGCATAACCATAACGATGTCGGACAGGTTCTTGGTCATGCTTTACTTCAGAAACGTCCTGAAGGAATGTACGCCTATGGAAAATTCAATGATACCCCAGCAGGACAGTATGCAAAGTCACTGATTAAGAACGGAGACGTTGATTCTCTTAGCATATTTGCAAATCATCTTAAGCGTGCTGGAAAGAACTTAAATGATATTGTCCATGGAAGAATAAGAGAGCTTTCTCTGGTTATTGGTGGTTCCGATCCAACAGCAAAAGTAGATTGGGTTCTTGAGCATGGCGAAGAAGTAGAAGATGAAGCTATTTTTAGCGGATTCGGAGAACCTTATATTTGTCATGCTGAAGACGAAGAGGATGACGAAATGGACGAAAATACAAAGAAGAAGTCTCCAGAGTCTAAAGATGATGAAGGAGATACTGAAACTGTAAAGGACGTATTTGATACGCTTACAGAAAAACAGAAGAAAGCGGTCGCCATTATTGTTGGTCAGATCATCAAAGAGCAGAAGGATAAAAAGACGCCTGATGACAAGGAAGATGATGTAAAGCATGCAGATCAGAAGACTGCAGAAGAAGATGACGACAGTAACGAAACCGTCGAGGACGTTTACAACACTTTGACTGACAAGCAGAAGAAGGTTGTTGAGTTCCTTGTAGGTAAGTTGATTGAAGAAAAAGAAAAAGCGAAAGCAAAAGGAGAAGATACTATGAAGCACAACGTGTTTGACGGTGAGAACAACGAAGCAAAAGACACGAGAGACACCATTTCCCACGCTGAGCAGGGAGAGATTCTTGAGATGGCTAAGAAGCCTGGAATGTCTCTTCAGTCTGCTCTTGCGCAGTATGCAGAAGATAAGGGCATCGAGCATGCCGATACTGCTGAGGTTGTTTCCGGATTTGATGATAAGAAGAACGTCTATGATAATAGAACGTCTCTTAATCTGATGTTCCCTGATTATAAGGAAGTTTATCCTGGAGCTCCGGAGCTTATTACGTCTGATCAGGGATGGATCACAAGAGTCCTTGCAAAGGTTAAGAAGAGCCCAATTTCCAGAGTTCGTACTTCTCAGGTTGACATTCGTGCGATCGATGATCTTCGTGCAAAGGGATACCAGAAGGGGAAGAGAAAGACCCCGGCTGGCAATTTCTCGCTGATCCGTAGAACTACTGATCCTCAGACTGTCTATGTTATGGACGCTCTTAACAGAGACGATATCACTGACATTACTGACTTCGATTATGTTCAGTACATGTATAATATTGATCGGCTCATGCTGAATGAGGAAGTTGCTACTGCAATCATGATCGGCGATGGTCGTGATGATGGAGCAGAAGGCAAGGTTATGCCTGAGCACATTCGTCCGATTTGGACTGATGATGAGCTCTATGTTAAGCATATTGACCTTGACATTGATGCAGCAAAGAAGGAACTTCAGGGGACAGGAACGGCTACGAGCTTTGGCACCAACTTCATCTACGCTGAGGCAATCATTGAGGCTCTGCTTCATGGTCGTGAAGAGAACTTCAGAGGAACTGGCACTCCGGACTTCTATTGCACTCCTGCTCTTATGAACAAGATGCTGCTTGCAAGAGACATGAATGGCCGTCGTATTTACGCAACGAAGACCGAGCTTCAGGCCGCTCTTAACATTGGCGAGATGATCACGGCAGAACAGTTTGCTAACCGTATCAGAACCGATTCCGATGGTAAGAAGCACAGACTCCTTGGCATTGTTGGTAACCTTGCTGACTACCAGGTTGGTTCGACCAAGGGCGGCGAGATTAGTCACTTCAGTCAGTTCGACATCCGGTTCAACCAGAATCTGAGCCTTCTTGAGACTCGTCTGTCTGGTGCTGTAACTCGCATTTACTCCTTCATTGTTCTTGAGGAGCTTGTCAACGAGACACCGGGAACTGGAGCGTAATTTATTCTCAAAATGATCCTCGTGGTTTGCTTATAAATTATAAGTGAGCCATGAGGTTTATCATTTGGAAAGGAATCGAGTATGAAATGGTTTGGAAAGATAGCGTTTGCAGACCAAAAGGATGATGGTACGGGTGTATGGAAGAGTGTTATCACTGAGCGTGACTATTATGGTGACGTTTTAAGAAACAGCAAAAGAGATGAAAATAGTACCGTAATTAATTCAAATATTACCCTTTCGAATCAACTGAGCGTTGTAGCAGACCCTTTTATACTCGACTCTTTTACCAAAATCGTTTACGTAGAAATATTCGGGAAGAAGTGGAAGGTCAGCTCGGTTGATGTAAATTATCCTAGACTGACAATTAACTTTGGAGAACTATATGCTGAAGAGAGTTGATATTCAAGAGAAATTTAAGTTCCTTCTTGGTAGCAATAACGTCTACTATCAACCTCCAGCAAACTTAAAAATGAAATACCCAGCAATTGTTTATAGTCTGGATGGGTTAGACGTTAAGCGCTTTGATAACACAAGATTAATTAACAAAAATTGTTTCTCAGTTACTCACATTTATAGAAACGAAAGTGAGAACTTAGTAGAAACTATGCTAAAGAACTTCGAATACATTTCGTTTGATAACCGATCAATAGTCGATGGCATATATAACGACCATTACACTATTTATTGGTAACTTTGGAGGACATTCACCATGTATCCTTACGACAACCTTACTATTCCAGGACTTAATTCAATAAATTTTCAGGGTCCATATAACAAAATGGAAATACCGAGAGTTAGTGGAAGAGATGGCGCGAATTCATTCCAGTTAGCTCCAAATAGTTCGGTTCTTATGATTGATCTGACTCAGGAAGATGTGATTTGGTGCAAATCTACGGACAGTGCTGGATTCGCCACTCTTAAACCATACAGGATTACTGAGATCGAAGAACCGAAAGTTGTTGACGCAAAAGCGACTGAAGAATCACCAGAATATGCTTTGAAATCTGACGTCGATCGGATCGAAGGAAAAATCGATAAACTTTTGGCAGAACTTCATTGAATGAGAAGGAGCAGGCAATGAATCCGATATTAAGACAATTAGGAACTGGGCAGCAGGCATCTCAAAATCAGAATAACGATTCTCTGCCTACAAGTTTAAATGATCCAAGACTAGACGCGGCCAAGAATTATGTGGCACAGCATGGGGGAAACCCTCAGAGAGCGTTCTACCAGCTGTGTAATGAGAAGGGCCTTAATCCTGCTGGAATAATAAATATGGTATTTGGGAGGAAGTAACTTATGGCTAGAATATTATGCAACGTTGCTGGTGGCGGGAAACCATTGAAAGGCAACGCTGAAACTGGTGATGTACTTGCTGGAAAGACTTTCTCAAATAAGCAGTCCAACGCTTTAACTGGTTCGATGCCAAATAACGGAGCGTGGAGCGCATCAACGTCTGGAAGTGGCTCTGTAACAATTCCTGCGGGATACCATAATGGATCTGGAACTGTGAGTGGATCTGCTTCATATAACAGCGGTTATACGGACGGTGTTTCATCTGGCAAAGGCACAAACACCACCGTAACTATATCAGGTGCTGCTGGCGGTGCTGGCGCTGTTTATTTCGCAATAAATCTTACCGTTAATTCAAATGGGACCGTCCATGTAAACAGCATAAACAGAACGAGGTCTGGTGGTAGACCTTATGATTTTGATGTTGTGAGAATGGGCTTTACTATAACTGGCACAGATGGTTCCTGTGCATCAGCAAGAGACCATTAAAGTGACAGTACACTTATTCAATATTGAAGTGTACTAAGTTAGCTTCAAAAGCAAGTAAATATAATGTTATTGTTTCTGTATTCTTTATCTCATTCTGCCCGTTCGTATAACCGCTGTTATATGAATCAAAATCTTGATGGTTAGATTTTAATTTACATTTCTTCTCAATAGCATAGGCAGTAAAAATGTTTATGCTATTGAGTCTTAAAATATTGTGCCCAAAAACCAATATTTTACTCAGACAGCCATCCCAGCGCCCTCTTCAAAATATATAGGCTGTCTTTATTAACGCAACTCACAAATTTCTCACAAAAATCCTAAATTATTTAGGTGAAAGGACAAATTATATGGCAGATGGAAATTTATCACCAGCTGATCTTGCAGCAGTTACCGGAAATGGCGGATTCGGTGGCAATGATGGACTCGGCTGGCTTATTCTGATTTTTCTTATGCTTGGTTGGGGTGGATATGGAAATAGAGGAGGCGCTCCAATGCCTAATGTAGCAACAAATGAAGGAGTTCAGGCAGCCATCAATAACCAGACAGTTAACTCTGGTATTCAGCAGGCCCTTCTCTCTTCTGCAAACAATAACTATGAGACTCTTCAGGCTGTAAATAATCAGACAGCCACACTCATGCAGCAGAATTATGCGAATCAGATTAACGCTGTTCAGGGGTTTAACAACGTTTCTCAGCAGATCACCAATCAGACCAATCAGCTTTCGGCTCAGCTTTCTCAGCTCGGATTCCAGATGGAGAATTGCTGTTGCTCAATAAAGACAAAGATGGATCAGATGCAGATTGATGATCTTACTCGTCAGCTTGCTGATGCACAGAATAAGGCAAATCTTGCTCAGCAGTCTCAGACCATCCTTTCTAACCTTGGTCGTTTTGTAGCTTGGGCTGGTTCAGGCGCAGCAACTACATCTGCTGTTAATTCGTAATGAGATAAGAGGGCACTGGGAACATGGATATTCTTTATTACAACAATCAAATCAGAGACGAGCTTGATGGAGCTTGCGATTACATTCAAAGAGCTATTGACTGTAAGGATACGAACTCGGATCGTGCCTCAACATTTGCAAAGATGTCTGAGATGGAATTGGACCACGCTTCTAAACTTCTAGATATGTTTAAAGAAGATTACAACAAAGAAGATACTAGTGATTCTATTTATCCTCAAATTAAGCAATTACTTTTAAATATGTATGCTGAGTCTTATGCAAAAGTTGCGCACATGCAAGAGCTCTACAAAGAAATGTAAGGGAGCGCAACTTAATGTGGAAACCAATGGAACCAATTGAAATGACTACAACAATCCTTACATTCTGCCTCCTTCTCTCAAATTTCATTCTTATGATCATAATGTGGGTCGATAAGGCGAAAACCCCTGAGAAAAACCAAAACGCACGCATTACGGTAATCGAGGATGAGATAAAAGATATTTATGAGAAGATAGGGAAAGATAATAACAGGCTCATAGAGCTTGAAAAGGGTAATGTTGTAACACAAGAAGCAATCTTGGCTCTTTTAAGTCATGCGATTGATGGGAACAATACGGATGATCTTAAGAAAGCCAAAGATAATCTTCAAACATATTTGACGCATAAGGGTGTGACAAGCATTGAATGATAAACACCTAAAGAAAATTGTAACTGGAGTTCTAATCTATTTTATCTCTTTCGTAATTGTTACTTACATAACGTTTTATATTAAAGACTCTATTCCAGACACGCTTGTCCAATTTGGGCTTGGCGGTGGCGCAGTAGAGCTTTTTAGTACAGCGCTTATCCAAATGTGGAAAAAGAAATACGAAAAAGATAATGGCCTGACACAAGATGATGCAGAACTCTTTGATGCAGATTTAAACGAACATAATACGGAGGAATAAAAAATATGGCAAGAATTACATGGGATGGAGTTGGCGAGAAACTCTTTGAAACCGGTACCGATAGAGGCGTCCTTTATATTCAGGATAAGGGAGCATACCCAAAGGGTGTAGCTTGGAACGGTCTTACTTCTGTTACAGAGTCTCCCTCTGGCGCAGATGAGAATGCATTCTATGCAGATAACATCAAGTACGGCAGCCTTCGTGGTGCTGAAGAGTTTGGTGGTACGATCAACTGCTATGCTTACCCGGATGAGTGGGCAGAGTGCGATGGCTCTATCAACGTTGTCCCTGGAGTTGTGCTTGGACAGCAGAAGAGAAAACCGTTTGGCTTCTCCTATCGCTCTCTGATTGGTAACGATGCGGATGGCATTGACCATGGATATAAGATTCACCTGATCTACAATGCAACCGTGTCTCCTTCGGAAGCAGAGTATCAGACTGTAAACGATAGCCCTGAGGGAATCGAGTTCTCTTATGAGTTCACGACGACTCCTATTCCGGTTAACTCTGTTCCTGGAGCAAAGCCGGTTGCTCGCCTTACGATTGACAGCACAAAGGTTAAGGCTGATCAGCTTAAGACTCTTGAGGACAAGATTTACGGAACTGCAGAAGCAGAAGCATCTCTTCCGCTTCCGGATGATGTTATCGCTATGTTCCCGAAGACTACAGGCTAATTAAAAACTAAATAAAAACTAAATAATATACCGCTCACACAAGCCCTCTTGGAGATGCTCTCTGAGAGGGCACTTTTTATTAGGAGGATAATCATCATATGTACAAGATTACTGAAAGCTATGTCGATTACGACGGAAACGAAAGAAAAGAAGATTTCTATTTCAACTTTACTGAACAGGAAATCACAAGAATGCAGTACACCACAGAAGGCGGACTTGCAGAAATGATTAAGAGAATTATTGAAGCAAAGGATACCCCGAGACTCATCCAGATCTTTGAAGATCTTATTACAAAATCATATGGTCAGAAGAGTCCGGATGGAAGACGCTTCATTAAAACTCCGGAACTTACAGAAGAATTTAAGCAGACGGAAGCTTTCTCTCAGATTTATATGAGACTTGCAACGGATGAAAAGGCGGCAACGGACTTTGTTAATAATGTTGTCCCGAAGAAGATGGCAGATGCAGTTGCTGCTCAGGAGAAAGCAAAAGTACTTCCGATGAATAACTAAGATATTAATAGAGGTGGAGAATGCTTAAGATTACGGTAAATGGAGGGGAGTTTTGGGATAGCTCTAAAGAAGAGTTCTTTACGATTAAACCAACGACTCTTCATCTTGAGCATTCTCTTATCTCTTTGACTCGCTGGGAACAGCACTATAAAAGACCTTTTCTTGAAGAAAAAACTGGGCCACAAACACTAGAAGAGACAATCTATTACATCAAATGTATGTGCATGGATGAAGATGTTCCAGACTATGTGTTTGAAAATATGTCTCAGAAAAACTATCAAGAGATTATTGATTATATTCATGATCCAATGACTGCTTCAACGATCACTAACAATGAAAAACAGAAGCAAGGAAAGAAAGAAATATTAACAAGTGAATTAATCTATTATTACATGACTGCTCTTAATATTCCTTTCGAGTGCGAGAAATGGAACTTAAACAATCTTCGTATGCTTATCCAAATTGCATCTGCTAAAAATAATCCAAAGAAGATGTCAAAGGCAGACACGCTAAGACGCAATGCAGCTGCTAGTAAGGCGTGGAGAGCTGCTCATCATAGTAAGGGGTGAATGCTCAAAATGGCAAAAGGAATTATCATTGGAATGAAGACAAAGGGCGACTTTGATAACACATTTAAATTTTTGAAAAAAATGAAAGAGAGATATTGGCTAAAAAAGTTAGATGTGTATGGTCGCCAGGGAGTAGAAGCTCTTGCAAAAGCTACTCCAAAAGATACCGGACTAACTGCAAACTCTTGGAACTATGAGATATCTGATGATGGAAAAACATTAACACTAACTTGGTACAATACAAATGTAGTTAAAGATTACTACAATGTCGCTCTTTACATTCAGTACGGTCATGGAACCAAAAACGGGGGCTGGGTTGAAGGCATTGACTATATTAATCCAGCACTAAGACCTATATTCGAGAAAATCTCAGGAAGTATCTGGGAAGAAATAGAAGCATCATAAATTTAAAAGAGGGAGGTGTATAAGATGCCAGTCTCTGTTGATCAGAAAGTTGTGCAGATGCAGTTTGATAATGCACAGTTTGAAAAGGGTGTACAAGAGACTCTTAATTCCCTCAATCGGCTTCAAGCATCTGTTGAGGCAAATACAAATGAGATAAGTTCGAACTCTTTTAGCGGTTTAACTAGAGGTCTTGAGAACGCTGAGAGTTCTGTACATAAAATGGGATCTGCTGTAGATATTCTCAGAGATAAGTTTTCAGTCTTTGGGACAGTGGCAGACCAGATCACAAGAAACATTACAACAAAGCTTGGCAATATTGTTGTTGAGACTACAAAAACCATAACTGGAATTAATGGAGCAGCGGACGGATTCTCAAAATTCAATCAGAAAACCTCTGCTGTTGCAACACTTATGACAGCCACTGGAGCAAATATTAAAGACGTTACCAAAACACTTTCTGAGCTTCAGTGGTTCACAGATCAGACATCATACAACTTTACAGACATGATCGATACAATGTCTAAGATGTCTGCATCAGGTCAAAAAGACATAAATAAGTTACTTCGGTTTACAGAAGGTTTTGCTCTGGCAGCTGCAAAAGCAGGTGTTGGTGCTCAGACAACTTCAAGGGCCATGTATCAGCTTACACAGGCAGCTTCTCGTGGTTATATCCAGTATCAAGATTGGCAGCAGGCACTTGGAACAACCAATATTGCGACAGATGATCTGAAAAAAAGAATGATAGCAGCTGGTGGAGAAGCTGCAAAGGCTGCTGGCGCATATAAAGATTTTAACTCATCTCTTAAAAAGGGTTGGCTCACCATTGACGTGTTCTCAAAGGTCATGGATCAGTTCACTCAAGGTGTAAACTCTGCGAACTATTCGTTGGATGAAGGTGGCTTTATTCATTCAATGGATGGAGCAGCTGATTCTACAACAGCATTCTCAGAAGAAGCATTCAATGCAGCAATGGAGTGCCGTACTTGGTCAGATGTTGTTGACGCTGTTAAAGACTCTATTGGTTCAGGATGGTCCAATTCATTTGAGGCAGTTCTTGGAAATGCTAATGAAGTAAGAGCATTATTTACCGGAATCGCTAACCTTGCAATAGAGATTAGTGATAAGTTCGCATCAGCAAGAAATACTCTTCTTTCTGGTTGGAAAGAGCTTGGTGGGAGAGAAGACTTACTGCATTCTCTTGTGAATACTCTTAATGCAGCCTATAGAATCGTAAAGCCTATAACACAGGCAATGGCTGATGTTTTTGGAGGCCCTACCCCAGAGAATCTTAAAAGCATGACTGGCTCTTTGGAATCTTTTACAAAGAGTTTAAGCATAAGTCATGAAAGAATGATGGAGATCTATGATACTGCGAAAACAGTATTCACTGTTATTAAGAATCTTCTTGGTCTAGTTAAGAAATTCTGGGAACCAATTATTTCTATCATCCTTGTCATTGGGGTTCTGCATTCTATAAGGACTTTACTTGGTGGCGGACTTGGACTTAATAAAGTATTCGCGCTTATTAAACTTATTATTGCTTTTAGTATTCTTAAACGTCTTG